CAAATCGAGAGTTTAGTATAATGGGGGTATATTAAGAAGTAAGGGAAACATTATGAAAAACGCGATAACAGGAAACTACTACACAGGAACTAATGAAGAAATTCTAGCAGAAGCTGGAGTAGAAGAAGTTGTAACATTCAAACAAGCACTTAAAGTAGATGGCATATCAGGTAAAGATCTGAAAGGCATCAAGAAAGCTGCAACATTAATTAGATTCGATACTAAAAATGTTGAAGAAGACGAAGATGGGAACACAAGACCACGACCAATCTTCTTCGCAGTGTTTGATTATCAAGACGTACTAGCTAGGAGAGCTGCATAATGCAAGAACTATTAAATCATATTAAAGCACAAAACGTTAAAACTAGAGCGTGGGTTGCTGAGGATCCTCAAAATAGAGGAGCTGGTTTATATCCAGAAGACGAAGCTCATTGGGTTGAGAGAGGTATTTCTACTCTTGCTGAGCTCGAAAGAGATGAGTTAATCACATACATCTGGGATGGCCATAAAGATGCTTATGGTTTTAGAAATCGTAGTTATGATTTTAATTCAATGTCTATCAAAGACCTTGAAGCAGAAGCTGATAGAATCAGTAATGCTGTTAAAGATTCTATGGAAGAAGATAGAGCTAGAGAAAAGCGAGCTATCGAAAACCTGGAATCACGTATTGAGTCAAATATTGACATAGGTGCTGCAGACAGACAAACTGCTGTTCGTTGGATACTTGAAGCAGAAGATTTAATCGGTGAATGGGACATAAATTATATCAATTTTTCTCTCGGTATTCCATACGGTCACATGAAAAAAGAATTCGAATTAGCTGTTGACTTCAAATCGAATATTTAGTATAATAGGGGTATGTTTAAAAGAAGTAAGGAAAGAAATATGAACGTAAATTTTGAAATTGTAAAAGACTTTTTTTCATTCGATAAATTCGGAGAGAAGGAAAGACATGAAGGTACAGTGACTGGTGTATCATCTGATGACCAATATAGGTTAGCTGGTAGATCATACAGAGCTTTAGGGCCTGGTAGAGAGAAGGGGTTATTTACTAACTCTAATGCTACTGAAGCAGACAGACTTTCTAGGAAGTATGTTTCTTATGAAGGCGACTCAGTTGAAGGTTCAGCTAAGAAAGCATTCATTGAAGATGATGTTGTTAGATGGAAGTCTAATGGTAGAATACCTTTCGGTGATATGCTTTTAGATTTTTATCACTTAGGATATATTTCTAAGGATCAAATGATCAAGTCAGCTATCTTACATGAGAAAGGTAATTCTGAGTTTTGGTCTAACGTGACTACTGAGAGCTTCAAATGTGAAGAGACTGGTGAAGATATGATTAGATTCATTCCAGGTAAAGATGCTTTCAAAGAAGAAGCAAAATACACAAACCAAAGGAGTGTAGCGTAATGAGTTACGAATTACCTGAACACGGTTCACCAGAAGATAGAGGATCAGCAGATCGCTACTATCACAGAAGTTTTAATCCACATTGGTATCCTTATGGAACTGGTAATGGTGAAAAAATTACTGAAGATAATATGACTGTAGAAGAGATTGCTCTCTACAAAAAAGGTTTTGATGAAGAAATGGAAAGAAAGGATTGGACATGATTTTTAAATTACCAACTCTATATAAAAGAGATACCACTGGAAAGATTCGCGAGTGGACAATAGAATACAGCGGACCAATTAATCCCGGAACAAGAACAGTTGCTGGAATAAAAGACGGCAACCTCGTTACTTCTGGTTGGAAAGAAACAGAAGCTAAAAACGAAGGCAGAGCAAATGCCACGACAGCTTTTGAACAAGCACAGAAAGAAGCTGAGGCAGATTGGAAAAAGAAAGAAGAAAAAGAATACTTTGAATTTGTTAATCAAATCGATTCTTACGATAAGGTCAAGCCAATGTTAGCACAAGACTATACTAAGCGTCCACAAGACTCTGGTTATTCACAACCTAAGCTAGATGGCATTAGATGTATTGCAAGAAAAGATGGACTGTACACAAGAGCAGGTAAAGCAATTACAACTTGCGATCATATCTTTATAGCACTTAGAGACTTCTTTGAAGATGAACCAGAAGCTATATTAGATGGTGAACTTTATAATCACGATCTAAGAGAAGACTTTAATAAGATTACAAGTCTTGTTAGAAAAGTAAAACCTACAGAAGAAGAACAAGCAGAATGTTTCAAACTTGTTCAGTATCATGTATATGATATGGTACAATTCAGACCAGGTCATAATCCAAAGTTTGCAGATAGAATGGCATTCATTGAACAACAAGAGTTCGCTTGGAATAATGATCCAATTATTCCAGTACCAACAGACTTCTGCCCAAACCAACAGGCATTAGATGATCTTTATGCTGAGTATATAGGAAACGGTTTCGAAGGCCAAATGGTTAGAAACAATACACCTTATGAAAACAAAAGAAGTAAAAACCTACTTAAAAGAAAAGAGTTTATTACTGAAGAGTTTGATGTTGTAGAGGTATTAGAAGGTTCAGGCAACTGGGCTGGATATGCTAAACACTTTACATTAGAGCTAGAAGATGGTAGAACATTTGGTAGCGGTGTGAGAGGATCTCAAGCAGTATTAAAAGAATTATTGGAACAGGAAGTGAAACCTACTTGGGTGACATGTAGATTTTTTGAACTCTCTCCAGACGGAGTACCTAGATTTCCTGTTGTAATTGACTGGGGCGTAGGTTCAAGGGAGGACTAATAATGCCAACATTTATATATGACTACACGATAAGTATTAAAGATAACTTTCTTAGATGGTATGACATGAACACTTTTGAGAAGAGTGCATATGGTGAAGAGCCATACACATGGGAACAAGCCACACAAGTTTTTGAAAGTATACATCCGCACGTTAAAAAAATAGCAACCTCCTAGTTGACTTATAAATAGTATGGTAGTATAATACTACATGACATACACATACACACACAGGAGGAAATTATGTCAGAAGGAAAATCAGGGTACGAGATACGTGCCGATCTACTAAACCAAGCTCAAGGTATCATAGAGCAAAACATCAACAGGAAATCAGATGCAATTTATATGCACAATGATAATCACCCTGATGATAAAAAAGCACTACCGGTCGTTTCAATTACAGCTGCAGATGTTATAGCAGTTGCTAATGAATTGAATGACTTTGTAAACAGCAAGTAGCTTTTAGGGCAGCGCCCTTAGCTCAGCTGGATAGAGCAAGGGCGCGCCATTTTCTTGTTGACTTTTAAAGGATAATCATGTATTATAAATAGTATTATGGCAATAACATCAGAACCAAAAACTACTAATTTCTTATCACCCTTAGGTGCTAAGTTTAGTATTAAGAAACTCCCAACCGTGAACTTCTTTGTTCAGGGTGTAGCAATTCCGTCTATAGTTGTTGGTGAGATTCCAGTCGGAACTCCATTCTCAGCTAAGCTTCAACTGCCTGGTGACCTAGTCACGTTTGGTGATCTTGTTCTCACATTTAGAGTAGATGAGAACATGGACAACTATATGGAGATATACAATTGGATCAGAGCCATTACAAGGATAGATAATTTTACAGAGGATGCAACTGCATGGGGTAATGCAGGAACATTCAATATGGCAAAAGACGATAATGTTTATAGTGATGCAACACTCACAGTATTAAACAGCGCAATGAATCCTAACAGGTTCGTTAATTTTACAGATTGCTTTCCAACAAGCATTTCTGATGTACCTTTCAACACAACACTTGCAGACGTTGACTATGTTGAATGTACAGCAACATTTAAGTTTAGGAAGTTCGACATAGTCACTTCCGGTTAATATATTATGAATACAAGTGAATCGAAGAAAACAAAGAGCAGTTAAAGAAGCAGTAGCCGATACAATTATAGGGACGCTTATTATGGCGCCTCTAAATTTTATTATAATTTATGTATGCCTTGAGGTGTTAGCTTTTAATGCACTACAGATTACAATAGCCTGCACAAGTATATTATTTTTAATAGCAGTTGCCCGTAAAGCAACAGTAAGACTATATTTTGAGAAGAGGTATGAATCTAACAGAGATACAAACGCTTTGGAGTAAAGACTCCGAGGTCGATAGAACAGAACTTGGTAATGAAGCAACTAGGATCCCTCAGTTGCATTCCAAATATTTCAAACTATTTTCAACAGAAAGGTTGAAGTTAAGACAGATGGAACTTCTTTCCAAGCAGCTGTATGTTGACCTATGGGAATACTATCAAGGTAATTTTGATTATGAAATGTGTGAAGAGAAAGGTTGGGAGCCATTCCAATTAAAGATTCTTAAATCAGACATAACATTATACATTGATAGAAACCAAGATTGGGTAAACAATCAACTTAAAATGGCTATGCAGAAAGAGAAGGTCGACTTCTTAGAATCCATTATTAAATCTTTAAACGGTAGAGGGTTTAATATTAATGCTGCAATCAATTGGGAAAAATTTAAAGTTGGGATTTAATGGAAACATTAACAGCTAAGAAAGTAAACGAAGTTTACATGACAGTAGATTGTGATGGTGGTTCATGTTTTGAACTAGCAGACTATTTCACTTTCACTGTTCCTGGAATGCAATACATGCCTGCCGTAAGAAATAAATTCTGGGATGGCAAGATCAGATTATTCAATGCACAAACTAAAAAGATATATGCTGGCCTACTTCCACATGTACAAAAGTTTTGTGATGAAAGAGATTATAAATTAGAAATAGATCCAGCTTATGCTGATGATGAATTCAGTATAGCAGAAGCAGAACAATTTGTAAGCAAACTATCTCTTCCTTTTCCAGTTAGGGATTATCAATTAGATGCATTTGCTCATGCAGTAAAAAAGAAAAGAGCATTAATGTTATCACCTACTGCTAGTGGTAAGTCTCTTATCATATATCTATTAGCAGCATACTTAAATAAAAAGACTCTTATAATTGTACCTACTATATCTTTAGTACAACAAATGGCCGGAGACTTTAAGTCGTATGGTTATGTTGGTGAGCCTCATATGATTACAGCTGGAGTGGAAAAAGATACAAGCCATCCATTAACAGTTAGTACATGGCAATCAATTCATAAGATGCCTAAGAAGTGGTTCGAGCAATTTGATGTTGTTATAGGAGACGAAGCTCATCAATTTAAAAGTAAGTCATTAACATCTATTATGACTAAGCTAGTTGCAACACCATATAGATTTGGTTTCACAGGAACATTAGATGGAACACAAACACATAGATTAGTTTTAGAAGGGCTATTTGGTTCAGTAGAGAAGGTGACTACAACAGAAGAACTAATAAAGAAAGGAACACTATCAGAGTTTAATGTAAAATGTATTGAATTACAATACCCAGATTTAGTTAAGAAGCAGCACATAAAAGATAAATACCCAGACGAGGTAGATTTCCTAGTTAGGAATGAAGCTAGAAATAGATTCCTTAGGAACTTAGCTTTGAGTCTTAAAGGTAATACTCTTATGCTGTATCAGTTTGTAGAGAAGCACGGAAAGCCTTTACATGCTGAAATAGAATCATCTATTAGAAACAGCATTGAAAAGAATAGAGATGTGTTCTTTGTTAGCGGTGAGGTTGATGGAGATGCAAGAGAAGAGATAAGGCACTTAGTTGAGACACAAGAGAATGCTATTATAGTTGCTAGCTTTGGTACATTTAGTACTGGAGTTAATATAAAGAAACTACATAATATCGTTTTCTGTTCACCAAGTAAGAGTAGGATCAGAGTTTTACAAAGTATTGGTAGAGGATTAAGAACAGCAGACGATAAACATATAGCTACTTTATTTGATATAGCTGATAACATGGCTTGGAAGTCTAAGAAGAATTATACATTAGAACATTTTGCAGAAAGAGTTAAGATGTATAATGAAGAGAAATTTGATTACAAAATCTATAAGGTAGCACTAAAGAATTAATGGAAAACCTAGCAACAATAAAACTAACAAGCGGTGAAGAACTAATTGCAATTGTTGAAGAAGGCCCTAGTCCTTTAGAGCTTACTGTAATTAATCCAGTCCTAATCCACAAAAACAATTCAATGATGGGTCCAATGTTGCAAGTGTCACATTGGCTAATGTTTACTAAATCAAACAAAGCTGTAATAAAAAAGGAAAAAATTGTTGTCTTAGAGTACGATTTAGAGGATAATACTATAAACCATTACAAAAAGTTTACAAGAGAAAAAAGAGGAGCTGTAATATCATTAGAGGAACAAACAAGACTTGAAGATATGATCAGTAGAACATTAAAGAATATGCCACAGGGAAGAAGAGAAGACCTCGACGAGATAGATCAAGAGATAGAATACTTAGAGTCTGAAATAACCCGTGGCGCAAATACTACAATACATTAGATTATGCCAAGAAAGAAAAGTGAACATTACGTCGACAATAAATTACTGTACAGTGAGATGTGTGAGTATCTCAACGCAGTAAAAGAAGCAGAGCAATCTGGAGACGACAAACCTAGAATACCCGAGTACATTGGTGAGTGCCTATTGAAGATCTCAACAAGATTATCAACTAAGCCTAACTTCATAAACTACACATACAGGGATGAGATGATTAGTGATGGTATTGAAAACTGTGTCAATTATATTGGCAACTTCAATCCAGAAAAATCAACTAATCCTTTTGCGTACTTTACTCAAATTATATATTATGCATTTTTAAGAAGGATACAGAGAGAGAAGAAACAACTCTATATCAAACACAAGTCATTAGAGAGATCATTGGTCTTTGACGAACTAGCACAACACAGTGCGTCAGAAGGCTCGAAAGGAGATCAAGGAGCGTATATTAATTTACATACGCCATACATGACTGACTTCGTTGAAAACTTTGAACGTAAAGAAGCAGAAAAGAAAGCTGCTAGGAAAGTGAAGAAGGTTAACTTAGAGAAATTTGTTGAGGAAGATAAGAATGAAGCACGTTCGTTTGTTAAGTAAATCAGATTATAGAGACTTTACAACCAATATTGAAATATTAGAATCGGAAGGATACGAAGTACCATATGAGGTAGAGTATCTTGAGACTGATGAGTTTAAGATCAGAATAATAGGCGACCATGACTGGGACGCTCTCGATATAGTATTAAAAAGAGCACAGGAAGCCAGGAGTGTTTAAAGGTCATCATTGGAAACCTCTACCATCATGTTTAGAGGTTAAGAATATTGAGGGCAAAGGTCACGGATTATTTGCAACAGAAAACATTCCAGGTGGATCCTACTTGGGGGTATCTCATATGCAATGTGACGATCGACAAGCGAACCTCCTTGGCAATCCTGTAATGAGGACTCCGATAGGTGGATTGATTAATCATTCCAATACACCAAACTGTGCTTTGTTATGTCATCCAGAGCCACATAGCCAAAATGAGTTAGGACTTGCAACACACCTATGGACAGTTGTACCAATAAAGAAAGGAACAGAACTAACAGCTTTTTATACAGACGGGTATGAAGATATAATCGACAACTATGGCTTACCGAGGAATTTGGCAAAGAGATAAAGATGAAAATAGCATTAGTAACAGACCAGCACTTCGGTGCAAGAAATGATAGTCAAAAGATTGCTCTGCATCAGAAGCAATTCTATGATAATATATTCTTTCCAGAGATTGATAAGAGAGGTATTGATACTGTAATTAATCTAGGTGATACATTTGATAGAAGAAAGTATATTTCCTTTACGTCACTCAAACTAGCAAAAGAAATGTTCTTTCAGCCTTTAGCTGATAGAGATATACACATGCACGTTATGGTTGGAAACCATGATAGTGTTTATAAGAATACATTGGATGTTAATAGTATTGATTTACTATTAGAAGAATATGATAACATTACCACATATGTTCAACCAGACGTTGTAGAGTTTGATGGATCTAAAATAATGTTTGTGCCTTGGATATGTGATGCTAATGAAGAGCAGACATTCGTTATGGCTGATAAGACAGATGCACAAATGCTATTAGGTCATTTAGAGTTAGCTGGTTATGAAATGAATAAGCAGTATGTTCAGGATCTTGGTATGTCAGATCAGTGGTTAAAGAAATTTGATTTAGTTTGTAGTGGTCACTATCATCATAAGTCATCACATGGTAATATAAATTATCTAGGAACAGAATATGAAATGACTTGGAGTGACTATGACGACCAGAAAGGATTTCATATATTAGATACAGATACAAGAACACTAGAATTTATTCCTAACCCATATATATTGTTTCATAAGATATGGTATGATGATACAGATTTAGATATGACTGGGTTATTAGAACAGACAAAAGATTTTAATTTGTTTGAGAATAGGATAGTTAAAGTTGTTATAAAAACAAAAGACAATCCTACATTATTTGATTTGTATATAGAGAAACTTGAAGCAGTTAATCCTATGCAAGTACAAGTAGTACAAGATCATCTACACTTAGACTTAGAAGATGATGAAGATATAATTGATGAAGCAGAAGACACACTAACAATACTCAATACGTATGTTGAGAATTTAGAAATTAAAAATGAAAAGAATGATTTACAAACTCTACTAAGAGCTTTGTATGACGAAGCACTACAAGTTTCGTAAAGGTACATTATGATAATATTTGAGAAGATTAGGTTCAAGAATTTCCTGTCGTATGGAAACACCTGGACAGAATTAGATTTAGAGACACATCAGAATACATTAATCGTTGGTGAGAATGGAGCTGGTAAGTCTACTTTCCTAGATGCATTATCATATGCATTGTACATGAAGCCGTTTAGAAAGGTCAACAATCCACAATTAGTTAATAGTGTTAATAAGAAACATTTAGAAACACAAGTAGAGTTTAGAATAGGATCTAATAAGTACATGGTAATGAGAGGCCATGCACCCAGAAAGTTTGAAGTATATCAGAATGGTGAACTACTCAATCAAGATGCACATACAAAAGACTATCAAAAGATATTAGAACAGAACATTCTAAAGATGAGCTACAAATCATTTACACAGATTGTAGTTTTAGGATCTAGGAACTTTGTTCCATTTATGCAGTTAAGCACTATTGATAGAAGAACAGTTATTGAAGACTTATTAGACATTCAGATCTTTAGTACAATGGCTGGTCTGTTAAAAGATAAGATAGCATTGAATAAGAGTGCGTTGCAAGATGTTGATTATGAGTTGAACTTACTTGAGGAAAAGGTTAGCGTTCAAGAAACCTATATAGATAAAGTAAAAGAAAACATAGACGCTCAGCTTATCCAGATCAAGCACAAGATTGATGATACACAATCTCAAATCAGATCACATAATGATAAGATGGAAGAACTCGCAGAAGAAGCTGTAGAATTATTTAAACAATGTGAACCATTAGAATCTGTCTCTAATAGAATTCAACAATTCTTAACTCTTGAGGGACAAATAGAAAGAAAGATTATAAATCTTAAAAAGCAGCTAAAATTCTACGAAGAAAATAGTGAGTGCTCTACCTGTGGACAGGAGATAACAGATGACTATAGAGCAACAAGAACAGAAGAATCTAATACGGCTATCACCGAAACAAAGAGCGGCCTTGTCCAGCTCGAAGCGCAAATTGCATCCAACTCAACTCAGATGGAAAAACTCTCAACGATTAAACAGCAAGCAAAAGAAGTTGATGCACAAAGAGCAAATGAAAGAACTTCCATCATTGTCCTTGAGGAAATACTTAAAGGACTTAATGATGAGATGGCAGAAAGGACTTTCGAAGATGGTGACGAAGAAGAAGCAGTAGAATACTTAAAGCAACTCCAGCAAGACATAGAAGATAACAAAGAAGAAAAGACCGATCTAAAGAGACAACAGTCTGTATTTGATACAGCAAGAACATTATTGATGGACACTGGAATTAAATCCAGGATCATAAAACAATATGTTCCGATTATGAACAAACTCATAAACAAGTACCTTGCAGCAATGGAATTCTTTGTTGACTTTAATCTTGATGAAGACTTTAAAGAGACCATTAGATCCAGACACAGAGATGAATTTTCATACGCATCTTTCTCAGAAGGAGAGAAGATGAGAATTGATTTGGCTTTATTGTTTACATGGAGAGCAATAGCTAAGTTAAAGAACAGCGCGAGTACTAATATTTTAATTATGGACGAGATATTTGATAGTAGTTTAGACACTCAAGGCACGGATGAATTCTTAAAAATAATAAAAGAGTTGACTTCTGATACAAATATCATTATAATATCCCATAAGACAGATCAACTTCTCGATAAGTTCTCAAACATAGTAAGATTCGAGAAGCATAAAAACTTTTCTAGGATAGTAGAATGACGATAGAAGTAGACCCAAAGAAATTAGCTGCACATGCTCCACACGTAGAGTTTAAGAAGAAGTATAACTTAGTGCCTGCCAATGATCCAATCTTGTCTACTAAAATAGAACCATTTGATTTTAAAAATCCACCTGTTGATCCAGAACAATTAGGTCTTGATCTATTAGCTCACATGAGACATTTTGGTGGTATAGGTCTATCTGCTAACCAATTAGGATTACCTTATAGAGTATTCGTCACAGAGGGAGAACCAGGATTCGTTTGTTTCAATCCTAGGATAACAGCCTTTGCAGGTGAACCGAGATTATTAGATGAAGGATGTTTAACATATCCTGGGTTATATATTAAGAAGAAAAGACCTGATATGATTAGGGTAAGGTTCTTTACACCGACAGGCAAGCCTGTAGTAAAAAGATTTAATGGAGTGACGTCAAGAATATTTCAACATGAGACAGAGCACTTAGATGGAGAAAATTATCTTGATGATATTGACACTTTAGTATTACAAAGAGCAAGAAAGAAACAATCAAACTTACTAAAGAGAGTACGTAGACAAATAGAAGGAAGAAGTAAACACAGTAAAGGTAAAATCCAGAAGAAGAAAAAAAGATGAATGAAATAATAGCAACCAGTATGCCAAGTAGAGATCATAATATGCCAATCACATATAGTGAGACCTTTTATTCTATACAAGGTGAGGGATATTGGACCGGTGTACCAAGTACATGGGTAAGATTCTTTCTATGCAATTTGCAGTGCAACGGTTTTGGTCAAGATGATCCAACTGATTCTTCTACATATGAACTACCATATAAAGACTTTGATGCTACAAAGATAAAAGTCGTGACAGAACTTCCTGTATGGGATAAAGGGTGTGACTCATCATATAGTTGGGCCAAGAAGTTTAGACACTTACAAAAGCACGAGTCAGCTGAACAAGTAGTCGAAAGGTTAAAAGGATGCTTAACAAACGAACACAATCCAAATGGAAGGTATAAACATCCAATGTCTGGTGAGACAGCACACTTAGTATTTACTGGTGGGGAACCATTAATGAGAAATGCTCAAAGATCTGCCATAGAGATTATGAAAGAATATAGAAACAAAAGACCTGATGGACCATCATGGGTAACATTTGAAACTAATGGAACACAAAAACTCACACCAGAGTTTAAAGATTATTTTAGTAATAGAGGAACATTTACTTCGAATCTATTTTGGTCTTGTTCACCAAAACTATGGACAGTGTCTGGAGAGAAAAGAAGTAGAGCAATCAAACCAAAGAATCTAATTGATTATGATTTAGTAGTACACAATCATAGAAAGACAGATCAAATACCAGCAGGTCAATTAAAGTTTGTAATGGGCCCTAAGCAAGAACAATGGGACGAGTTAGATGAAGTAATAGGATTATATAGAGAGGCTGGTATCAATTGGCCTGTATGGATCATGCCGGTTGGGGCGACTGTAGAAGGCCAAGAGTTGGTTGATGGTGATGTTGCAACAATGGCACAAGCAAGAGGGTATAGTGTTTCAGCAAGAGTCCATACTTATCTGTGGGGGAATTTAATAGGTGTTTAAGACAAATAATATAATAGGGCGAGAGCCAGGAGTTTAATATGTTTAGTCCAATAT